TTATTAATCAATAAACAAGTTAAAGTTTATTATGATATAACAAGACATATGTTTTCCGTTACCTTTGGTGGTATTGTAGTGTTAAAGGCGGATTATGTTAGATTGGAAAATGTTAAGTTTTTAGTGGGGGAAAAAGGTAAAGAAAAAGTGAGATCAGTAAAACAAAAAAATGTTCACGCTTATGTAACGGGAACATTACTTGATTATTGTGAGTTTCCTTGTGATGATATACCAACACCTGAAAGTAATATTGTTGTTAAATATAACCCTTATTTTGATGAGACATTTGTTATTAAAAAAACAAGAGAACCAATTTTTACCGCAAACGAAGTACAAATGATAAATTTAGACGATAAAATATTTTTAGTTAATTAATTATGGGTCTCCCAAAACAAATAAAGAAAACCATTCCTCTTATAGAGAAAAAGATCTTAACTCCGAGAAGACATGAGATTGCGAATATGATTTCAGATGATGGAACTTATCTTCCAAAATCTTTATTGCATGCGGATTTGGATCGTGGGTTTTTAGATTTTGTTAGAGATGAATTAAGATGTGTGGTTGAAGGGTCCGTAATACCAACTGTTGATATTATGATAACCACACAGAATTGGTCACAGTTTGTTGAAACGTGGGATTTTCAAAATATTGATAAAAATGCTGAACCCCCATTTATTACAACTATCAGAACTCCCGAAGTAAAATTTGGAACAAATCCAGCATTAAGGTACAATATACCAAATAGAAGACAATATTATTATGCCAAAGTCCCAACATGGGATGGACAGAGACATGGGATGGACATTTACAAAATACCTCAACCAGTTCCTGTTGATATTACATATACAGTAGCAATACTATGTAATAGAATGAGAGAACTTAATAGGTTCAATCAAATCATTCTTGAAAAGTTCGCATCAAGACAAGCATATCAAGTTATAAAAGGACATTACATTCCTATTGTAATGAATGATGTAACCGATGAATCTGTTTTAGATCTTGAAAAAAGAAAATTCTATATTCAAAAATACACCTTTACATTATTGGGTTTCCTAATTGATGAGGATGAATTTGAAATAACTCCGGCAATCACAAGAGTTTTTCAGATTTTTGAAACGGAAACTAAAACAAGAAGGAAAAGACAAAAAAAGGAAGAACCAAATCCACCTTCAGTTAAAAGATATAATTTTACAACAACAGGGGTAACCTCAGACGAAGTCACCGAGGTTTTTGATTATAATGTTAACTTAAAATTTGTTGATAGTGATAATGTATCAAACGGAACCCCTCCGTCAGGGTATGAAGTTTATATCAATGGTCTTTATTATGGGAACGATGTTAGAGAAATACAAATTAACAGTGGGGACACGTTGAAAATAATCATTTACAAACAATTCCCTAACAAAACTTCGTTTATTATTTTCAATCAGGAATTGTTGTAATTAATCTTCTCCGTAGATATCCCTTTTTTCTTTACATTTTTCCATTATCAGGTTTTCCAAAAACCGATACATTTTAATCCCACGCTTATCACAATACTTTTTAAGGGTTTCGTGAACCTCAGTAGAAATCTTCAAATTTTTTATCTTCTTAGTATCTTTATCCATAGGTAGAAAAAAGGCAGAATAAAATCTTACCAAAATATAAATAGTTTGGAAGAAGTAAAGTTTTTACAAAAAAAACTAATATTTATATAGAAAATAAAACAACTAAACAAAAAAAAAGACAATGGCTAATAGTAAAGTATTTGTATCACCAGGCGTCTATACTTCTGAAGTAGATTTAAGTTTCGTAGCACAGAGTGTTGGTGTTACAACTTTAGGTATCGCAGGGGAGACCTTAAAAGGTCCCGCATTCGAACCGATCTTCATCAGAAATTTCGACGAGTTCCAAACCTATTTTGGTGGGACCACACCTGAAAAATTTGTGAATACACAAATCCCAAAATATGAGGCTGCGTATATCGCAAAATCTTATTTACAACAATCTAATCAATTATTCGTAACGAGAATCTTAGGACTTTCGGGTTATGATGCGGGACCATCTTGGTCAATCTTAACTACGGCAAACGTAGATTGTTCTACAATCGGAGTTAATTGTTTTAGTGCCGTTACACCGTCAGGATCATGTGTTCCTGTATGTGTTACACCATTAGAATTACCATTCGTGGTTGATTTTACAGGATGTACTAATTCATCAACAAGTATAGATTATTTAAGTAATTTCCCAGCAGAGATTCAAGATTTACTTGATGTAAGTTATGAAACACCTCAAGGGGGAACTTCAACATTGGATAGTAATATTAGAGATTTAATCTTTGGTGTTATAACAAGTTCCAACCCTTTAACTGCTGAAGACACTAACATTAGTTATTTTGGTAGTGTTGATGGTAATGACTATAGTGCATTAACTGTGAATGGTACATATAGTGCTACCACAAATGTTTATGGTGTTCCTTCAATACCGTTTAATCAAAATAATTTATGTGACGGAGCAAACACATCTTGGTATTATTCATTATTTGACAATGACGGTAGTGGTAACTATTCAGGTTTCTCTTTTTGGTCAATTGTTACGGGTATTACAAATATTACTCCAATAACAACAACCACTACGGCACCAACTACAACATCTACAACAACTAATCCTTGTGTTACTCCTGTTCCAACAACAACTACAACGACAACAATTCCTGTTCCTGTTGAATGTTACTCAGGATCTGTAATGGGTGTAATCTACTACTATACTGGTACATCATATACTAATTATGACGATATGGTTGTAGCAACATTTAGATCAAGAGGTATTGCAACATACGTAAATGGCAACAACCCTGTTTATGAAGTATCTAATTTGAATAATGTATCTTTAGATATGACAGGTCAATATGCCGGAGTATTACAAAACCCATACTTACCATTTGGTATAAATGTAACAAATAATGACGGAGTTAACTTTAATTTTGAGGCATCATTCTCAACGTCAGATGCTGAATACTTAACAAAAGTATTTGGAACAAGTAATTTTGGGAAACCAAGAACTGTAGTTCCTTTATTTGTTGAGGAAAGATTCCAAGCGTTATTAAACTACGGATGGAGAAAAGGTTTCATTAGAGGTTTAAAACCTGTGTTAGTTGATTTGGATTCGGCACAAAGTAACGCATCCGATTCAATTGGATGGTATTTAGATAGATATCAAACTCCAAGTTCTCCTTGGGTTGTATCTGAACTTAGAGGTACTAAAGTTTATAACTTATTTAAGTTCTACACTATTGCCGATGGTGACGCTGCTAACTACGAAATTAAAATCTCAATTGGTAACATTTCATTTGCTAATGGTACTTTTGATGTATTCGTTCGTGATTATTATGACACCGATACTAATCCAGTTGTTGTAGAGAAATTTACAAACTGTAGTATGGATCCAAGTCAGAACAATTTCATTGCCAAGAAAGTAGGTTCATTAGACGGTGAATTCCAACTTAATTCAACATACGTAATGGTAGAAATGAATGAAGATGCCCCTGTAGACGCATTACCTTGTGGTTTTGAAGGATTTAACTTTAGAACTTATGGTTCGGCAACTTCACCATTCCCGGTTTATAAAACAAAATATGACTTCCCTGGCGAGGTAATATTTAATCCACCATTCGCAGCACCAATCCAAAGTCCTGGTGATAATGTTAGAAGAACATACTTAGGTATTTCAAATAATAATAGTTGGGACGGTAATTACTTTGAATATGTTGGTAAACAAAATCCTATTTCAACTTGTGATCTTGAAGGTGGTGAATGGAACTACAGATCAAAAGGTTTCCACATGGATAAAGACGCATCAGGTATAACTATTTCAGATGCATTTACAACATCGGGTACTCCAAGATTTGACGTGGGTGATGCTAATTTCTCATCTGAACCAAATAACCCTACAAACCCTTACTATAGAATTTACTCAAGAAAATTCACTTTATTAGTACAAGGAGGTTTTGATGGTTGGGACATTTATAGAGAACACAGAACTAATAGTGATAGATATGTCTTAGGTAGAATAGGTTACTTAAACGGAGCTTGTCCTGACAATAGATATCCAAACGCAGTTGGTTGGGGAGCATTCAAACAAATCGCAGTTGGTGATGGTACTCAAGATTTCGCGAATACTGACTACTACGCATACTTGTTAGGTATTCAAACATTTGCTAATCCTGAAGCGGTTAACATTAATGTATTTGTTTCTCCGGGTATTGATTACGTTAATAATAGTGATTTAGTTGAGGCAACAATTGATATGATTGAAAACGACAGAGCGGATTCACTTTATATTACAACAACACCTGACTACAACTTGTTCTTACCTACAACAACAGGTGGTGATGGTATGATTTACCCTCAAGAAGCCGTTGATAACTTAGAACAAACGGGAATTGACTCTAACTACACCGCAACTTATTACCCATGGGTATTAACTCGCGACACAGTAAACAATACTCAAATCTACATTCCGGCAACGGCTGAGGTAACAAGAAACTTGGCATTAACCGATAACATTGCTTTCCCATGGTTCGCAGCGGCAGGTTACACAAGAGGTATTGTAAACTCAATCAAAGCACGTAAGAAGTTGACACAAGAAGATAGAGATACTCTTTACCAAGGTAGAATTAACCCAATCGCAACCTTCTCTGATGTTGGTACAGTAATTTGGGGTAACAAAACTTTACAAGTTAGAGAATCTGCTCTTGACAGAATTAACGTAAGAAGATTGTTATTACAAGCTCGTAAATTGATTTCAGCGGTATCTGTAAGATTATTGTTTGATCAAAATGATGAACAAGTAAGACAAGATTTCTTGAACTCAGTAAATCCAATATTAGACGCTATCAGAAGAGATAGAGGTTTATATGATTTCCGAGTAACAGTTTCTTCAGATGTGGCTGATTTAGACAGAAATCAAATGACAGGTAAGATTTATATCAAACCTACAAGATCCTTAGAATTTATAGATATTACCTTCTATATTACACCTACAGGAGCATCATTTGAAGATATTTAATCAAAAAAATGAAAAAAAACAGGAAAAGGGAGACAAGTTCTCCCTTTTTTTATTATCTTTGTACCATACAAAATATAAAAAAGTTATGGTTAGTAATCAAGTATCAAGAGAAATCCCCACAGCAATTAAATATTATGCCTTTGATTGGGATGACAATTTAATGTATATGCCAACGTTTATTCGATTAAAAGACGATAAAGGAAATGTTGTTGGTATGACCACAAAAGATTTTGCCAAGTATAGAGATATAGTCGGTAAACAACCTTTTAATTATAAAGGACATACTATAGTTGGTACAACAAAAGATGGTTATGTGGAGTTCGGTGTGACATATGATGATCAATTTTTAATCGATTCTATGAATTCACCTGTAGGACCGGCATGGTCTGATTTTGTGGAGGCAATCAATAATGGATCAATATTTTCAATTATTACCGCAAGAGGTCATACACCTTCAGTTCTTAAAGAATCTGTTTATAGATTAATTAAATCCAATAAACATGGGATTGATTCCAATAAATTAGTGAAAAATCTTTTAAGATATCGTGATTTAGCGGATGAGGAGAAATTGACTAAAGATAAATTAATAAGAAGTTATCTAGATTTATGTCGTTTTCATCCTGTGTCTTTTGGTGTTGGTTCAGAAGCAAACCCTGAAAAAGGTAAAATCCAAGCAATGGAAGAATTTATACGATATGTTAAACAGACATCTCATAATCTGCAAAGAAAGGCATTTATGAAAAACAAAATAAGTAATTATTTTACTCCATTTATTGGTTTTTCAGATGACGATGAAAAGAATGTAGAATCTATGAAAAACCATTTTAAAGATAAAGAAGAAGATATATTACAAACATATCTCACATCAGAAGGAATTAAAAGAAAATATTAATTAATAATATCCAGTAATATCTAGTTCTAGATGTAATTTATTCAAAAAAAAGTAAAAGTAAATAGATATTTTTTGTTTGTGGTATATTTATAATAAAAATAAACTAAAAACTAAAACAAAAAATTATGGCTGATTTACTGATGAAAATGCCAGTTCCGTATGAACCGAAACGCCAGAATAGATTCATACTTAGGTTTCCTAGTAATTTAGGAATTAATGAGTGGTTCGTGGAAAGTGCTTCAAGACCATCAATAAAAATTGGTTCAACTGAAATACAATTCTTAAATACATCTACTTTCGTTGCTGGACGATTTAACTGGGATCCTATTACAGTTAAATTTAGAGATCCAATTGGACCTTCTGCGGCTCAAGCATTAATGGAGTGGGTACGTTTATGTGCTGAATCTGTAACAGGTCGTATGGGTTACGCTGCTGGTTATAAAAAGAATGTTGATTTAGAAATGTTAGATCCAACAGGAGTTGTTGTGGAAAAATGGATTTTAGAAGGTACGTTTATGACGGATGTTAACTTTGGTTCATTATCTTATTCACAAGACGCTTTAGCGGACATTACGGCATCTCTTCGTATGGATAGATGTATCTTGGTTTACTAAGAATTAAATACACTTATTATATTAAACCTATATGGAGAAATCTGTATAGGTTTTTTATTTACTAAAAAGTAAACCATTTTATATTTAAACTAAAAAAACAATTATGGAAAACGATTCAAAACAATACGGTCAAATGGATTTTAATTTACCTCACGATGTTGTTACATTACCATCTGGTGGTAAATATTATACGTCTAAAAAGAAAAGTGTTAAAGTAGGTTATCTAACCGCCGCTGACGAAAATACACTTTTGAATATGAATCCAAATAAAACAGTAAAAGAATCTATTGTTTTACCTTTATTAAGAAATAAACTTTATGAAACGGATATTAGACCGGAAGATCTTTTGGATGGGGATATTGAAGCTTTATTAATTTTCTTAAGAAATACCTCTTTTGGTCCTGAATATCTTGTTAGTGTTATTGATCCACAAACAAATAAAGGATTTGAAGCAACAATTTTACTTGATGAGTTAAATATCAATAAAGTTAATGTTGAACCGGATAATGATGGTTGTTTAAGTACGGAATTACCAAGAACGGGATCTAAAGTAAGATTACGATTTCTTACTATGAGAGACGCTATTGATATAGAAAGAATTGTTAGTGAGTATCCGGCTGGTAGGATGGCTCCGTTGGCAACATTAAGATTATCTAAAATGATTGTTGATATTGATGGTAATTCAGATAGAGGGGATATCAATAAGTTTGTTGAAAATATGCCAATTATGGATTCCAAACATATTAAAAATTTCATGTTAAAAAACGAACCGAAATTAGATCTTATAAAAGAAGTTATAGCCCCGTCAGGAGAAAGAGTAATGGTGAACATTGCTTTTGGGGTGGAATTTTTTCGGCCTTTCTTCTGATTACTCCAAATCTATATTAGACGAATTTTATTTGTTGGCAAAAATGTTAAGAACATCATATTCTGATTTTTTAAAAATGCCAACTTATGTTAGGAGATATCTTGTAGATAAAATTATTGAAGAACACAAAAAAGATAAATAATTGGTATTTATTGTAAAATAGTTATAATATGTTTGGACCTGGTGAAAATAAAAGTAATGTGGGAAATATTGGTACACCAACTAATAATTCAACAACTAATACCGGACCAACATATCAGGACTATACAAAAGTTAGTGACCTTCTAAACTCGGTTGATCTTACTAGTCCAATAGAAACGTTTAAGGCTTTTGGAAATCTCCTTGTGGGTGAACTTAAAAATATTGCTAAAGCGGTACAAGAATTAGATGAAGAATCAAGCCGTTTGGTTAGATCTTTAGGTGTTAGTAAAGACAGAGCCGGAGAATTAAGTTCAACCGTTGCTAGAGCCATTCCACAATTTGTTGAAATGGGAATGAGTATCGGAGATGCGGGCGAGGCATATAATACTCTAATCCAAAGTTTAGATACTAACATTATGGTTAGTGATAAAACTTTAGCGGATTTCGCCGCAACATCAAAAGTTACAGGAGTTGCTCAAAAAGATTTAGCGGTTAAATTTAGAGATGTAGGTGTTAGCCTTTCTAGTGTTGGAGACAAAATGTTAGATGTTGTTAAAATTGCTAGACAAGCGGGGGCAACAGTTGCTGCCGTATCTGAGGGGGTTGTTACTAATCTGGACAAGATGAATCTTTATAATTTTGAAGGTGGAATAAAAGGATTGGCATCTATGGCGGCACAAGCTTCAAGATTAGGTATAGATATGAATAAAATTTTCACAGTTGTGGATAGAGTATTCAATCCTGAGGGGGCTATTGAATTTGCGGCATCATTACAAAGATTAGGGGTTACATCAAGTCAATTACTAGATCCATTAAGATTAATGGACTTGGCACAAAATGACCCAACAGAACTTCAAAATCAGATTGTGAATATGACAAAAGAATTCACAAGATTTAACAAAGAGAACAATCAAATAGAAATATTACCGGGGGCTAAGAGACGTATTGAAGAAATTGGTAAAGCAATGGGGTTAACCGGTGGGGAACTACAGAAAATGGCAGTAAATGCGGGAATGTTTGAAATGAAATTAAAACAGATAAAGTTCCCAACTGATATTGCAAATAAGGCTGATAGAGAACTTATTGCGACAATGGCTCAAATAGATGATAAGGGTATTGCCAAAGTACAAATTGAAACAAAAAGATTAGATGAAACAACTGGTAAAATGGTTGGGTCTGGATATTATACTGAAAAAAATGTTAGTGATTTAACCGAACAAGATGTAAAAAGTTTAGCGGAACAACAAAAAGGTGAGGCGGAATCTATGGAAAAAATTGCTAGAAGCCAACTTGATGAGTTAAAGAAAATGAATGGGACTCTCGGTAGATTTATAACCGCAACGAGATATGGTATTGCTTCTGGTTTTTCGGAAGAGTTGGGGTATAGAAAAACAGGTGAAGTTTTTGAAAAAAAGGTAAAAGGAGTATTACCGGAATTTGCGGGTGAAACTAGAAACTGGCAAGTAGGTACGATGGAAAAAATAAAAATATTTAGTGATTTTTTAGGTGGAATTGATTTAAGTCCGTTAACCGAATTAACTGATTGGGTTAAAAATATAACAAGTGGAACTATATCAATGTTTGGTATGGGTGGTAGAGATACCACAAATCCAAATGCTCCAATTACACAAGCCCTTAATAACCCTAATTTAAACATATCTTATGATCCGATGACAATAACAACGGACAATAAGTTTACTGTGGAGTTCAACGTAACAGCAGATGAAAAAATAAGTCCACAAGCACAACAAGATATTAATAGGGCGGTATCCGAATATTTTAATGGGTCTGACTCAAGAAAAAATATGGAAAACTTACTTATGAGGATTGATCAAGTCAGAGTGTCAAGTGGTCAAAAACCAATTTTCAAAAAATGATAAATAAAAAAAGGTCTAAAGGTATTTATAGATAAAGTAAAAAAATGCCAGAAAGTGTTTTATCATTTGCATCATCGTCATCTTTTAGAGATACATTAATTGCTAGGAATTTAGCTCCCTATCAGGTACAAGGAGTATACACTCCCCCACCTGGAAATGTGACTTATGAAATAAGTCCGTTAAGTGACAGTAATGTAATTGATTCACCTGACAATTTAATTTCAACAAACCAATTATCAAACAATTTATATCCATTAAATCAATGGGGGCCTGACGGAGGATTCCAAGGGAAATATAGTGTGGGGAATTTACTTCCTATACCGGCAAATGAAGGTCCGTATGACCCAAATGATACTCAATTAGATATAATTAATGAATTTTATATTGATGCTGCTTATATAACAAACATATATGGTCCTGAAGGTGGTTATAAGGATTTAGTTATTATAACT